TTGACACATGCTACAGTGAATTTGCCTACAGAAACATAGGTTTGATTGTGCATATGGCATACGAATGGTGTCAAAGGTTGGGTGATATCCGATTATTGGAGTGGGATAACCTTGACTTTGAACAAAAGAAACTGTTCTTGGAACAAAGTAAACGCAGAGCGCAAGTAACTTTACCAATCAGTGACAATTTATTAGAGATGTTGCAACAACAACACAATGACTTTGGTTTTCAAAGGTACGTAGCACCTCGTCCAAAGCCTGTAGAGGGGGTGTATCACCCTTACAGTATGGAGAGACTATCCAAGGCAGGAAGGGCTGTCATGCGTCAATGTGGGCTGTCTGACGAGCTACGGCTGATGGACTTACGAAGAACTGGTACGACTGAAATGGTTGAAGCTGGTGTCAGCATTGGACAAATCATGTCGGTTACAGGACACAGCAATCCACAGTCGGTAAAACCTTATATGAAAAATACATTTACAAGTGCAAATTATGCATTGACGACACGAAAGATGCATGATATAAGCACTTACAAGTGCCACAGAGGAGAGTGATATATGTACATAGATATATATAACATTATAAGTGATTTAGATATACAGAATGGTAATACCAAAAGAATGGATTGCCCTAACTGTGGCGGTATAAAAACATTTACAGTTACTAACAACATGGGTTCTCTTGTATGGAATTGTTACAAGGCTTCATGTAATGTAAAGGGTGGCCAACGTGTACACTTATCTGTAGATGACATACGTGCAGGATTTTCCGGGGCGGAAGAATTTGCACAAGATAAATTTAATTTGCCCGATTATGTTGTGCCACATACGTTTGACGTGGCGGAATGGGCAATGGAGTTATACGGACTTGACGCACAAGAGTTAGGACTTTTGTATGACGTTAAGGAGAACCGTGCCGTGTTTCCAATTCTTCATGAGGGAGAAACTGTCGATGCCACAGGTCGTGCGCTCGGAAAAAGACTTCCAAAATGGAAGAAGTATGGAAATAGTGGCTTGCCATATACCGTAGGTTGTGGTAATGTCGCTGTAGTTGTCGAGGACTGCGTAAGTGCTGCAGTTGTAGGTGGTGATGTTTGGTCTGGGGTTGCCGTGTTGGGAACATCATTATCTGATTCACACAAGAAGTATTTATCGCAGTTCTCTACAGCTATTATTGCATTAGACCCTGATGCTTTACCAAAGACTCTATCAATAGCGAAGGAGCTACGAGGATATGTGAATAATGTTCGTGTTCTGAAGTTGATAGATGATTTAAAGTATCGTAACCCAACAGATTTAGAAAACCTAACCAACATAGGAGTGTAACATATGGAGCTATCCCTTATCAGAAGTCTGATGGATAAATCATTCTACGATGACCATCGTGGAGCGAGGTGTCCTGATAGACTTTTCAGTAAGGATGTTCGCAAGATAAAGCAGTCGATTGACTCTGCTATGGACAAGTATGAACGTACTGTCTCACCAGATGAAGTCGAAGCTTTATTTATGTCGGACAATCCAACGCTGACAACTGCACAGAAACAAAGCTACAGTAGTTTGTTCTTGCAGATAAAGAAAGAATCACCGATGGGTGGTGATATCGCACAAGAAGTGTTGTCAAAGCTATTCCAACAAGTTGTTGGGGAAGATGTAGCCAATATAGGTTTTGATATGGTGAATGGCACAGCCACCACGATGGAGAAACTTAGACTGTTACTAGAACAGTATGGTGATGACTTTACACCCAATCTAAATATTCAATGGGAAGATATTAGTATCGAAACATTGATGGCGAAAGCAGAGCTTGAAGCAAAGTGGGCATTTAATATTGCACCCATTACACGCAAGATTGAAGGAGTGTCAGGTGGCCAACTGATAGAAGTAGGCGCACGTCCAAACACAGGTAAGACTTCCTTTCATGCAAGCATTATCGCATCGCCTAATGGCTTTGCATCGCAAGGTGCAAGGTGTATTGTTCTTTGTAATGAAGAACCACCGCATCGTGTAGGTGCAAGATACCTAACCGCAGCCACAGGCATGTCGGCACGAGAAGTTCGTAATGATATGCAGAAAGCTAAAGCAATGTATGAGCCTGTCAAACGCAACATATTGTTGAAGGAAGCAGGTGGCAGAGACATGGCATGGGTAGAGTCAGTATGTAAAACATACAAGCCTGACATACTTGTGCTTGACATGGGCGACAAGTTTGCAAGGCAAGCTGGGTTTGCTAGACCAGATGAAGCACTCAAAGCAAATGCTATTCATGCAAGAATGATTGCGAAAGAATATGATTGCGCTGTGTTCTACATGTCACAGTTATCGGCTGAAGCAGAAGGACGAACTGTATTGAATCAATCCATGATGGAAGGTTCACGTACAGGTAAGGCAGCAGAAGCTGACCTTATGTTTCTTATTGCCAAGTCACCGTCTGTCGAGGGTCAAGAGGAAGAGAGTCCACTTAGACATGTCAACATTGTAAAAAACAAGTTGAATGGTTGGCACGGTATGGTAAACTGTGAACTTAATTATTTAACAGCGAGGTACGAAGGATGAAGTTAGTTCTTGATGTAGAAAATAGTGTTACCAAAAGAGATGGTAAACTTCACCTTGACCCTTTTGAATCCACTAATTCTTTAGTAATGGTGGGTATGCTGACTGATAATAATGAAGAAAAGCTTGTGACGTTTGACCATGCAGATAAACCTATGTCTGACAATGCACGTTTTGATGTGCAAGATTGGTTAAACAAAGCAACTATTCTAATATGTCATAATGCACCACATGATTTGATGTGGCTATGGGAGTCTGGGTTTAAGTATGATGGCCCTGTCTTTGACACGATGCTTGTCGAATATGTATTGCAACGTGGACAGAAGCAACCGCTATCATTGGAAGCGTGTGCAGAACGATACGAGTGTGATACAAAAAAGCAAGACACGTTAAAGCAATACTTTGATAAAGGTTACAGTGTTCGTGATATTCCTTGGGATGAACTGTCATCTTATCTGTCGGCTGACTTGCATGCAACAAAGCAGTTGTCTGACAAACTGTGGACTAAATTAAATACCGAAGCGTACAGTAAACTCATGAGTACAGTTACACTTACCAATCAAGTATGTGTATCACTCGCACGTATATATCAGCGTGGTTTTGCTGTAGACAAAGATGCTTTAGAATCAGTGCGTCAAGAGTTTGAGCAAGAGCGTAAGCAACTTGAGATTGATTTACAAAAACATGTGCGTGAGTTGATGGGTGACACACCTATAAATCTAAACAGTCCAGAGCAATTAGGTTGGGTTGTTTATTCTCGTAAGGTTAAAGACAAAGAGTATTGGGGCAACACCATTGACCCATACATGTCTGAACACGACTTTCGTAGTTTAATTCACGGATGTACAGATGTATTACGTAAGACATATGCATCCCAATGTTCAACGTGCAAAGGCACAGGAAAGATATGGAGAACCAAGAAAGATGGAACACCTTTTGCAAGACCCAATATTTGTAAGATATGTGACGGTGCTGGCTATAGCTTTGTTAATACTTCTGATGTTGCGGGTCTTAAATTTAAGCCGCCCAATGGTAAGTGGGCTAGTGCAAATGGTTTTAGCACAAGCAAACAGAATCTTCAGACGTTAGAGAATGTTGCACGTTCTAAAGGTATGAAGGACGCAGAGGACTTTCTGTTTAAGGTGCGAAGACTATCGGCTGTAGAAACTTATCTATCATCATTCGTTGATGGTATAGCTACACATACTAAGTCTGATGGCATGTTACATGTCAGATTACTACAACACAGAACATCGACTGGTAGACTTTCGGGTGCAGACCCAAACATGCAGAACATGCCTAGAGGTGGTACGTTTCCTGTGAAGAAAGTATTTGTATCACGATGGGAAGGTGGGTATGTATTGGAAGCTGACTTTGCACAGTTAGAGTTCAGAGCTGCTGCATT